TGGCCTCACGGACCTGACTCTCAATGTCACCGCCGTCGAAGTACCGCTCTACGATACCGCCGCGAGAGTAGCCGACACCGGGGTAAGCGCCGCGAACTGCGTTGAAGACATCGCCCATCTGGCCGCGAATACGCGCTCGTTCCTTTTCCTGCTCCTCTTCGTAAGCACGGGCGCTGCCCTGCCCAGACAACTCCATCTCACGAGCCATGCGTCCAGTCTCGCCAACATATACCGGCAGGAAAGAACCGGGCTTGGCAAGTTCGCTGAAGAACTGACCGGGCTGCTGGAACGGCTGCGCGAAACGCTGTCCCGCTGTCATTTCAACAGGAAGAACCCTTGCAGCAGGCGAGAATGCATCCGGACTCATTGAAGCGCCAAATCCTTCGAAGACATCTCCCACCGCAGAGGGTGCGGCCTGAGAAGCGATATCAGCGATGGGGTTTATTGCGGAGCCGAAGCCTTCGGCAACTTGCGGGATTTGAGTGGCAAGTTGTGTAGTTGTATCAGCAGCAGCCTGAGTTGCCCCCTGAGCCGCAGTTCCCGCTGCCGTAGTACCGGCTTTGGTCAACTCGCCTAGTCCACCCAGAGCAGAGCCAATTCCAAATCCGGTGATGCCGGACATGATGCCTTGCTCAAGATCTCCCGTTACCGCAGTGGTTGCGGCTGCGGAACCCAATGCGCCTGCCGCCGCAGCGCCCAGCGCCTTGGAACCTAGAGCGCCAGCCAAGGTAGAGCCTAGTGCTGCATTGCCAAGGAAAGACCCCAACAAAGGGGCAAGGAAGGGTAGGAAGGCTTCTGGCTGGCCGGTCTGGGGATTCCGGGTCAACTGCCCGGTCGGTGACAGACGGGACAGCATCTGAACCTCAATCGGGTTCATGTGTACAAGTTGCGAGTCGCCGTATCTGCCGTATCCGGCAAGTTGGTTCGCGACTCCTTGGTATGGGGCGTTATACATGGCAACTCCTAGGGTTGCGTGGAGCCACGGCTCCATGGATTCTGGTGGAACGGCGTTTAAATTTCAATGAGATCAATAGGTCACAGGTCATCATACAGAGCCTGATTCGTAGTTAGAGATCCATTCAACGGTCAAGATGATGGATGGGATTTCTGGGACGTTCCCAGAAGCGGCTTCTTGCAGGATGACCACATTGGTATCCGAAGACTGCCATGCCAATTCGAAGTAATTGCCGCCTACCAAAGGCAACAGGAAGTTCCACGAGGCAACGATTTCTGAGTTTGGTCCATCGATAACGATCTTGGTGGCTGAGTGAGAAACATTGACTCCGTTGATTCTCGGCCAAATTAAAACAGCACTTGCGCTTCCGCCGGTCTTGTCTAACTGAGCAGAGAATTGAAAATTGTAGACCCCGGAATCTGCTATGTAGATCTTGGAAGTAGGAATGCCTCTCTGAACTTGAAACTCACTGACTACACTGTTGAAAGTGAACAGATTGACCGCATCCGCTACCGGATTGGTCTGGGTCGTGGTGTCGTAATACGAAGCATGAGGGGTTGGTGCGTTGACCTTATTGGCAACTGAGTTAAAGAACAGCCTCAAGACGTTCGAAAACTGATCCTGATAGCGCCTTTCATACTCCTGTGGAGCAATCGGCAAGTTCGGCGGGGCGACATTAGAAATGACTCCCATTAGCGTCTTCCATCTGGTCTAATGTCTAAACGCATCGCACCCATCTGCCATGCCACGCCAAGGTCAGATGAGGTCACACGGAGGGCTAACTGCCTACCCCTGATGCGGGTATAGACCTGCTCGGTATATTGTTGTACAGGAACAACAGATGTTGCCTGCACAGTATCTACGTCCGCAGTTCCGTACAAAGCGCCGGGGTAGTTATGCGGGTAGAGACTGAGCGTGACCGCAGGGGTGTTGGTGCTGGAACCCAAGAACTTCACGTCAGGGATGATTCTGGAGACAAAACTAAACTGGTCTCCATCCCCAATATCGAAGTCCGCAGTCTGGATGAACGCCGTAATTGGCTGCGCCACGCCCGTCGAGACATCGTCCCAGCCGACTTCATGGAACGCTACCTGATTGGGGGCATTCATGGTCACAGACGAATATGCCGTATGCGAGGCCGCAGTGGTGGTATTCGCGCCTCTCACGCAGCCGGTCAGAGCATTACCGCTAACTCCAGTGTAGGTGATCTCTTCACTATCAATGACAACCGTCCCGGTGTTTGGGAATGACGATGCATTGAGTAGCGTGATCGATGTATCGGTCGAGTTGATGTCTGCGGACAGATAAGACTCTTGGATGCTGATTGCCAGCATCGGGTAGTCGCGGAGAGTCTGCTGAACAAATGCTGTTCTGTTTAAACTTCCGTAGTGCCAAGTGCCATCTTGATAATTGAACGCGACATAGAGGTTATTCACCTGACTGTCGGTTCCGGGGTAGAACCACCAGATTTCGCTATACGCCTCATTGATCCCACACATCACCTGCGAGATCTGAGACCTGTTTAAACCTGAAAAGACATGCTGGCGCAGGCTACAGGGGAGTGTGTCAACACGTCCGTTGTAGACGAAGAACTTGTCGGTTCCCATCCAATAGACCGCGTTGTTGACCGCGATAACAGAGTTCTGGGATGCGACAGAGATGTCTTGGTCAAGAAGGTTGATGCCCCACACAAACGGCGGGCCAATGTACTGCATGGAGTAGATGGCTGTGTCCGTCAGAACCACGATCTCCTGACGGGTTGAAACTGCCGTCATGATCATGGAGCCGTTGGTAATGCGCTGTTCGCCTGCCTGATTGGTGAGTTCCGGAACCCATTCATAGGGATTCTCTTGGTCTGACCAACGAATCAAAAGTGGATCGAATGTTGTACCAAAATCCAATGGGTTGTAAGGCTTCGATCCAAAGCAAATGAAGAAGTCCCGAACAGGGGATGAGTTGATGACCAAGGTTTCATCAGGTGCCTGAAGACCCGAATACGATGCCGTCACCGATACCGTTCCAGACCCTGTGGTTGCCGCAGAGAGCGTCAGGGACGTTGTCCCAGTCCATGCGGTGGTGACATAGGCTCCTGTCGGAATACCGCTACCGGCGATGACAGAGCCGGTGTTAATGCCTGTTGCATCCGCAACCACAATGGTCGTTACACCTGAAGCAAAGGTGGCTGTCGTGGCAACCTTCGGAACTGAGTTGATCTTCGCTTTGAGCGTGACTGCGCGAGACCATGAAGACGTGTCGTCAGTCCAGTAGTAAATACCACCATCTCGTTCCGCAAAGATCAGATCATCACCATAGTTGACGATGGACCAGAGCCGCATCGGCAAACCAATCGGAGTGCTGGAACCCCATCCACCAAATCCCCATGGGCCGCTGCCCCAGCCAATGGCCGAGGTGGCTACCGCAGGACCGGCATTGATGTAGTACGTCACTACAACCGCAGCGCCACCACCTGTTGCCGTCGCATTGGCTGCTGATGCGGCAATGATGGTGTATGTATCGTCTGACGGAACACCCACGATCTCGTATTCGCCAGAGAGTGTGATACCACCTACCGCAGTGGCACCTGAAATGCTGATGTAAGTTCCGACAGTAATTCCGTGCGCTGTTTCGGTGATGGTAACTAGACGGCTACCATTGGTAGTGGCAATCGGGTCTGCGCCAAGGGTGACAGTCTCTCTAATTGGAGTGATGTCGTGATAGGTGCCACCTAGTTCGACATAGAGTTTCTGGTTAGTGGCAAGCGCCAGCAGGTTCTGCGAAAGCAGGGTGACGTAGTTCCACATGTAGCGGCACACCCCATCGAAGGTGTTGCCATTCGATGTGATGTTCTGCCAACCGCCGATCTTCTGGGGGAACCCGCCACGGAAGCGGACCTTTTCAGAAATGAAGAACCCGCCTTCATCGGCATAATCGGTCGTTTCTCTATTAACGCCGGGGCGAAGTTGTAACTTCTGTAATGGCATCACGACACTCCAGACAAATACAACGCACGTTCATCTTGCCTGCGTTTAACCAATCCCGGAAGGACTTTTCCAGCCGCCTTCGTCCACTTCATGAATTCTTCTGCCGCTTCTTCAAAGTCACCCCGGTTGGTCTTCATCCGCAACCCAGAGCGTTGCAGATTTCCAAGGCCCACGTTGAAACTGAAGGAAACCAAAGCATCGAAAATCCCTTGATGACCAACAGCAGCAGGGCAAAGTCGGGCCACGCCGCGCTCAAACCGGCCAAGGTCTTGAGCAAGGATAGCGTCCACCTCTCCCATCGTGAGGGTGCGATCCCAGCCGTCGGGTATCTGTAGACTCTTGCGCTCCTCATACTTCACCGCCAAGTGAGCAGGATCTATTACGTGACCCACCCCCACGCTCCAGATTAACGCCGGACATTGGTACGGACGGGTTCGGACACCCTCATGGCATTTCACAAGTTTAATAAGATCAGGGCTTACTTTCATTCCTGCACCTGTCAAAGTGATATCGGCGCATATTGCCGCCACCACCTGATACACCGCACTTTGGGCAAGTAACGATTTGGCGCTTTCCTTTGCAGGATTGACTTAACTTGTTTCTAAACTCGGGGTCAGAAAGACGCTTGGCAGCGCCATCACGATACCGCTCCAAGTTAATGCGCTTTACCTTGCCGCCAGTGTAGTCCAGAGCAAGGTTATAAAGTTGATCTTGCGGAATCTCTGCAAGAAGGAAGTCTTCCAATTCTCTTGCCTGATCAATATTTTCCGTTTCGCAGACAACATCAAACGAAAATTGAGATATGTCTTGCTTGGCTCCACGCAAAGAACGAATGGTAGCCGGGTGATTTCCGTTCTTTAAGTATGACTTTTGGCAGATAAGCCTTTTCTTAATATTGCCACTACTGCCGATATATACCTTTCCGGCAACGACATTCCTGATTGCGTATACCCCAATCATTTTTGCGAGAACGCTCTGCCGCCAAAATGGAACGCAATGATGGACGCCAGAATCGCCATCTCATCGTCGCTAAATACGTTTTCCATCGCAATCGCAAAGGGAATGCCGGTTGTGTAGGCATACCAAACGCCAGCCACGTTCAACGCGACCAACTCCAGCACGAAAATGTAGGTCACAACAGGACGGACGCTGGCACGCAGGTTAATCATCCACTGACTCGCGCCCTTGCCAATCTCAATGTCGTGGTTGTACAGGGCTTGGCGTTCCTCAGCAGCCGTCTGCGTCTGGATTTGC